CAAGCTTATTTCTTCCACACTCGTAGGAGTTGTGAGAGATCTTCACGCTTGGACGGATTTGGACGGCATACGGTACATGGCCCTCGGAACAGATAGAAAATTATATGTCTACAGTGAAGGAGCGGCGTATGACGTTACGCCTTTGCGCTCGGGATCTCCCGTCTCTTTGACTAATCCTTTCACGACAAACGCAACAACAACGGTATCGGTGGCAGACACGGCTCACGGAGCCTTAGTGGGTGACTTTGTCACCTTTGCAAGTTTTACGGCGATTGACGGACTCGATATGAATGCGGAATTTGAGGTCATTTCGGTTACAAGCAGCAATGCCTATACCGTGACTCATACGGGCACGGCATCTGGTTCCACATCAGGTGGAGGCGGCGCAGGAACAGCAAACTATCAAATTAATATTGGTTTGGCAGCATCCGCTTATGGTTATGGATGGGGAACGGGAGCATGGGATGTGGGAACATGGAACACGCCTCGGTCAACATCAACCGTGACAATTAATGCACGGGAATGGTCATTTGATAATTTTGGTGAGGATTTATTGGCAACGGTAAGTGACGGTGGAACGTATCGGTGGGATACTTCCGTTGGAACGGGAACACGTGCGGCAGTGGTTACCCAAGCACCAACATCATCACGATTTATTTTAGTATCACCAACAGATAGGCACGTCTTTTTATTCGGAACAGAGACAACAATTGGAAGCTCTTCAACCAATGATCCTTTATTTTTACGGTGGTCATCACAGGAAGATTACACGGATTGGACGCCAAGTCTTATTAATACATCGGGATCTTTTCGTATTCAGGACGGATCAAAAATTATGACTGCGGTTCGTTCACGTGGAGCTATCTTGGTTTGGACAGATACATCTTTGCATGCTATGCAATTTGTAGGAGTGCCTTTTGTTTTCTCCTTAAATCAGATTGGTGCCAACTGTGGTGCTGTCTCAGTCCACAGTGCAGTGGATGTCAATGGAACAGCTTTTTGGATGTCACAAAATTCCTTCTATATGTTTGATGGTGCGGTTAAAAAAATGCCTTGCAGTGTGCAAGATTATGTTTTTGATGATTTTAGCATTACCAATCAGCCCGAAACCTATTGTGGGCTCAATGCGGAAAAAAATGAAGTGACATGGTTTTATACATCTTCTGGTCAAACTCAAATTAATCGTTATGTCACCTATAACTATTTGGAACAAGTATGGTCAACGGGATCACTGGCAAGAACAGCTTGGAAAGACTATGGTGTCTATGAATTTCCTTATGCAACGAAATATTCAACGACGACGACAGCGACAACTCCAACTGTTCTTGGTTTAACGGCTGGTGCATCGACCTTCTATCAACAGGAATCAGGAACCGATGATGACGGTGTAGCACTTACGGCTTTTATTACTTCTGGCGATTTTGACATAGGAGATGGCCAGCAACTCCTTCATATTGGAAGGGGAATTCCTGACTTCAAGAACTTGGTGGGAAGCGTGGATATGGATTTAACTTTTAAAACATACCCTGCCTCAACCACTTCCGTGATAAAAACATCTACGGTTGTCCCTACAACAACAAAATTTAATTTACGGGGAAGAGGAAGACAAGCAAATTTAAAGATTACAAGTGACGCTTTAAGTGATAATTGGAGATTTGGAACTTTGCGACTTGATGTTCAACCCGATGGAGGCAGATAATGGCAAAAATTTCAACAACGCGACTACCCAATGCAACACAAGAATATGACATGGCACAATTTGATATGCTGATCCGATTATTGGAACAAATTATTATGCAGCTTAATTTTGGTTTTCAGCAAGATGTAAAAGACGAATCTTCAGCGAGGAGTTGGTTCCTTGGCTGATAGATATTTAAGTTTTTCGGCAACAGGCACGGGAACCGTATACACGGTTGCTACCGCAGCCTCTGGAGCGACCCCTCCCGTCCCCCCTACAACAGCTTTAGTGAGAAGCATTCGATTGTCCAACCAGAGCGGAGGAGCTGTAACAACTACAGTGACGGCTATGGATTTTAGCAATTCTAGTCTAGAAATTGAATTATACAAAGACAGTTTGACGGATGGTGCAGAATCAGAAATTCTCACACAACCTATTGCCTTAGAACCACAGGACGCTATAAAGCTAACAGGAGCTGGCGTAAAGATACTCGTTAGTTTATTAGAAATTTCATAATGAAAAAAATTCAAGAAGGAAAAATAATCGGCACACAAAAATTAAACGGGAAAGAAGTTCCTGTTTATCAGCCCGAAGTATTTGAGAGAATTTACTGTAAGAATTGTAAAGCCGAAGTGGACTCCGAGGAGTTAGCCACGGGCAATTGTAAGGATTGCGGGAAGCCTTGGAAAGAAAACTTTGCCAGGGATATTCGAGTGGATGTCACTAAACTCCCCGACGTTTTCGGCAAAACGAAGCTCTAAGCCCCACATGAAGGGCAATCATCGTCTTTATTATAATTATCTACATGTACTTGGGTTTGCTTTTCCACAGTAACACCTAATTCTTCTTTAGGAGAGCTACAACTACACCCATTCTTATGGTCTTTTAATTCTTTCTCTAGTCTTAAATTGTCTCTCTCAACCGCCATTAGTCGTTCGTGATAGCGTCCTGTCTTATCGGCGAGGACAGCTATAGACTTCAATACTTCTTGATTTTCCATTTTTTCTCCTGATTAAAATTTTTGGGTGAGAACCAATTTAAACACATGGGTGAAGCTTGGCAAGAAATCTTTTCTAAATTGTTTTCTTGACATTTAATTTTAAATGGTCAACCACCCCTTGGGGTGGGGAATGCAGTGTTCCGCGCTTACTCCTGATTTCATTGTCAGTAATACATCCGAGCTGATGCTAATTCGTGGAATATCCTTGGTATTATTCTCCGTCATATGCATAAGCGTACTTGGAAACATAACAAAGTTTCCTGTTTTTGCCATTAAATTATAACTGGCAAAATTAAATTCATTCCATTTACTAAAATACTGATCTGTCGGAGGAATAAATAATCCAAGTTTTGCTCCCTGTTCCTCCTCTATTTTTAAATTTCCCATTTCATCAGCCCTTACATAATAGACAGTAGAGAAATGACTCGCCGTGTGACGGTGCAATGCAATGTGCTGTTCCTTTGCTGTGTAGGTAGACCACGCCTTGACAATGTGAATATCAAACTTTGTTAAGTCATATCCCAATGCCGTAATGAAAGCCTTGACATGCTTGTTCAGTTCATCAAAAAGAAGCTTATATTTCTTATTGGTGTGAAAATTATCCATGGCTCCCTCGCCATCAAAAGACGTATAGGTTTCTTTCCCACGAATGTCGGTAGTGGTCGCAAAGCGACCTGGCTGTTCTTTTACAAATTTTTCAATGAAAGGAATAATCTTCTTGTTAATTTTTTCATAGTTCTTAATCTGCGCTTGATAAACTTTGCTGCCAAATAAACTGTTGATGACAGCGTCTGTATTATTCTTTTTGTCCATACATCACTCCTAAATATTCTATATTTCTAATCCATCCTTTGGGGATTGCGGTCGCGCCGCCACCCTCATTATCATCCTTGTCCATACACCATGACCGCATAATAACAACCTTTTCATCGTTATTGACCATCAACCAACCCACATCCATGCAAGTGGCGAGCGGGGCATTCATAATATCATTGATAGGCAACCACCCCGACTCCATATCGCGGGCATCCACCCACGTTACGCGGACGATGGGTACTTTCTCAATATCTATTTTCATCGCTTAATTTTCATTGCACAATACTATAAATTTCAATATACTTATATCCTATAATAGGCACGCGTTCTACAAGTCTTGCCCCCTTGCCTCTTCAACAGAAAATAATAGGTTGCTAAAAAGGATATGCATGATTGATGAACAATTTCTAGGAACGATACCCCAATATGGTATTGGTGGATTTGTAGGAAAAATATTTAAAAACGTAAAGAAATCCCTCAAGAAGGTCGCCCCTATCATAGGAGGCGGAATCGGCTTTTTGATCGCTGGACCCGTTGGAGCGGGAATAGGATCGGGCATTGGTGGACTCGTCGCGGGACAAGATCCAGCGCAAGCCCTTCAGACAGCCGCATTAGGATATGGCATAGGCAATCTCGCAGGATCAGGTTTGTTTGGTAGCACCGTTCAAGGATGGGGTGGTCAAGGCGTTCCTTTCACCAAAGGATTTACAAGTGCAGGTGATAAATGGTGGCAAGGAACAGGTTCAGGCGGTAAATGGGGATTAGGGAACAAAGGACAAATCCTTCCGACTGACTGGGGCGAAAAATTATACGGGCCAAGTGTAGATAAAATTACTAAAAATCAATCAACGATAAAAAATTTAGAGGATATGAAAGTGGGCTTAGACCCTATTGTAGACAAAGTTAAGATAGCTCAAATTGATAAAAACATTACTTCTTTGGAAATCGCAGATATTATGGGTAAAGGAACAGGAGGTAAACTCCCAGGCGGAAAATTATTAGGTGCTGCTGCGTTGGCGGCGGGACCACTCGCATATATGGCGGCGAAGAATGAAGATGAAGAGGCTTTTGACCCCTATCAACTCAACCCATTCTACTATCAGAACCCCGAAGAATTCCAACTTGCAAACGTCGCCGATAGTCCTTATTATTACTCCACATTGCAAGATGAAGCGGGATATCCCATTGAGGATCTTCCAACAGATTTTGTCCGCAGTGCGGAAGGCGGTATCATTCAATTGGC